AAGAGGAAGCACCGCAAGAGGAAGAGGCGGATGATGATCTTGACACGGTTATAGACGAGGGCGACATCATGGGCGAGCCGCTTGATACGGGTGAGCCGGTTAAGAATATAAAGGAATGCACCTGTCCGAAATGCGGTTTCAAATTTGAGGTGTAAATGAGTACAGTATTTCATTACGGAATCCCCTACATGGGGAGCAAAGACAAGATCGCGCAAAGCCTTATCCGTGAGCTGCCAAGCGGCAGGCGGTTTTGTGATTTATTCGGCGGTGGGTTCGCTATGAGCCACGCCGCTTTTTTGTCTGATAAGTGGGACGAGGTTTTATATAACGAGTTTAATCCGCTTATATTCAACTTAATCAAGGACGCTTTAGCAGGCAAATATAATTACAAGGTATTCAAGCCCGAGTTTATCACGCGGGAACGGTTCAAGGCTGAAAAAGACAAGGACGGCTATATAAAATATATATGGTCATTCGGCAACAAGGGCGATGCTTATATGTTCAGTGCAGAAGCAGAAGAGATCAAGCGCAAAGGTCATGAATATGTTATAGATTGCAAGCCGTTTGACGGGTTCAAGGTCATAGGCAACACACCCGTAGAGCGGCGCATGAATTTACGCCGTTTAGCAGGTATTCGCATAAAGGAAATGATACGCCGCAATCCGGCTTTAAAGAAGCAAAAACGACACCTTGAAGCACGGTATGAGTTGCAGCAGTTGGAGCAGTTGGAGCGGTTGCAGCAGTTGGAGCGGTTGGAGCGCTTGGAGCGCTTGGAGCAGTTGGAGCTTAACAACGGCGATTATCGCACTTATACATACCGCACAGGCGACATAGTGTATTGCGATCCACCGTATGAAGGTACGGCAAAGTATAACGAGGACGTATTCAATCATCAAGAGTTTTACGAATGGGTATATACAAGGGATTTCCCCGTGTATTTCTCTTCGTATGAGATAAGCGACAACAGGTTTGAACTGCTATTCGCTAAAAGAAGAATGGGAACGTTGGGCGCAACAAATACCGAGGAAAGATTTGAAAGGTTATGGGCTAATAGAAAGGGGGCGAAGTTATGGCAGAAGTACCACAGCAATTAAAAGAGCATTGTTTTACAAGCGACCAAGATCGCGAAAAAGCGCGCGAGAACGGGCGCAAGGGCGGCAAGGCAAGTGCTGAGGCAAAGCGTGAAAGAAAGCAGTTTCAAGACGTTGTAAAAGAGCTTCTCGACCTGCCGATGAAAAAGGGGAAAGTATCAAAAAAAATAGAAGCGTTCATGGACTTACAAGGCTCGAATGTCACCATGCGCGAGGCTATAGTCGCCGCTATGATACAGTCCTCAATCCAAGATAAAAATGTAAAGGCGGCGCAGTTTGTAGCAGAGATCGCAGGGGAGCTTGTAAACAATGTAAATATTAGCGGAGAGTTGCCGGTGGTGATACAAGATGATATTGCAGAAACAGACTAATCTTTCAATGCGCGAGCTTGTCGGCGGCGGTTACGGCGATTTTTGGAATACTAAAAAGCGTTACCGTGTGTGCAAGGGTTCGCGAGGCTCGAAGAAGTCCAAAACAGCGGCTTTAAACCGTATTATGCGGATTGTTAAAATGCCGCTATGCAACTATCTATGTATCAGGCGTTACGGTACTACTATACGCGATTCAATATACGCCGACACTTTATGGGCGATACACCGGCTTAACCTTGACAAATATTTCCATCAGACAACAAACCCGTTGCAGATCACATACACACCAACAGGGCAAAAAATACTTTTTAGAGGTATGGACGATGGCTTGAAAATCACATCAACAACTGTTGACAAGGGGTTTTTGAACTTTGTTGATATTGACGAGGCGTATGAGATCAAGGAAAGCGACTTTGAAAAAATAGAAATGACGGTCAGGGGTGCGCTTCCGGAAGGTTATTTTAAACAGATCACGCTCCTGTTTAACCCGTGGTCAGTGACAAGCTGGCTTAAAGCAAGGTTTTTTGACGACCCGGACGATAATGTTTTTGTCAAAACAACAACATTTGAATGCAACGAGTGGCTTGACGACAGCGACCGACAGGTCTTTGAGCTTATGAAAAAGCGCAATCCCCGGCGGTACCGTATTGAGGGCGAGGGCGAATGGGGTATTGCCGAAGGTCTGATTTATGAAAATGTAGCGTTTGAGGACTTCGACCCCGAAGAGATACGCAAGCAGCCCGGCATACTTTCCGCCTTTGGTCTTGATTTCGGTTATACCGACCCGAACGCTTTTGTTTGTCTACTCATAGATCAGCAGGAGAACACGATATATTGTTTTGACGAATGGTATGAATACGGGGTAACTAATCAAGTTATAGCACAGCGCATTAAAGAAATGGGGTACGGTGCGCAAAGAGTAGTTTGTGATTGCGCCGACCCGAAATCTATCGCGGAATTGTGCGAAGCAGGCATAAGAGCCGAGCCGAGCCGCAAGGGAAGCGATAGCGTCACACACGGTATTCAGTTGATTCAGAATTACAGAATTATTGTACATCCCTCATGTGTAAACTTCACAAAAGAAATTCAGAATTATTGTTGGGAAAAGAACCGCATGGGGTTATTAACAGGAAAGCCCGACCATGAGTTTTCACACGGCATGGACGCCATGAGATATGCAGTCGGGATAAAACTATTAGGTGATCGCTTCAGTTGGGATTAAAAGGTGGCAATATGTTTTTTAGCAGACATAACGAGGAAGAAGTAAAAAGAATAATACGCGAGGATTCATTCGCCGCAGGCATGAGTGATATAAACATCATTCTGCACGAGATAAACCGCGCATATTTTAGCGAAGAGCGGCGGTGGATGATTGACGGGGCTAATTATTTCAAAGGGCGTCACGACATCTTAAAAAAGCGGCGCATTGCTTATGGTAAGCACGGCGAAGAGATAGAGCTAAAGCAGCTCCCTAATAGCCGCATTGTGAATAACGAATACCGGCGCATGGTGATACAGAAAACAAACTATCTGACAGGAAAGCCGTTCACAGTAAATACGGAAAATGATACTTACTCCGAGCTATTATCAGACGTATTCACGGACGGTTTTTTTCGTGAATTAAAAAACGTCACAAGAGATTGCTTGAATTACGGAATTTCGTGGCTATATCCGTATTATAACGAACGGGGTGAGTTTAAATTTAAGCGTTTTGACGCTTACGAGATTATCCCGTTATGGCAAGACAAAGACCATACAATACTTGAAGGTGCAATCCGCTTTTACCCTGTTGAAGTGTTTGACGGGAAAAATGATTACGAAATATACACGGTCGAAGTCATAACAGAGAGCGGCATAGATTATTATGAAACGAATTTTCTAAAGCTTATACCTGTTGAGCCGTACCATACCGATCACATGACCATCAACGCTGCCGGTTATAACTGGAGCAAAATTCCGCTTATTCCTTTCAAATACACAAATGAAACGCCGCTTATCGTTCATGCGAAATCATTGCAGGACGGTATCAATGCGATATTATCCTCGTTTGAAGATAATATGCTTGAAGATGTAAACAAGTCAATCCTTATACTTGTTAATTACGACGGACAGGACTTGGCAGAGTTTAAAGCAAACCTTGCACAGTACGGAACGGTAAAGGTGCGCACAACGGACGGGGTCGCCGGGGATCTCCGAATGTTATCGGTTGATGTAAACGCAAGCAACTATCAACTTATTGTGGACGTGTTACGCAGGGCGATTGTGCAGAATTGCATGGGGTACGATGCCACAGATTCACGACTTGCCGGAAATCCTAACCAGATGAATATACAGTCGGTATATAACGACATAGACCTTGACGCGTCCGACATGGAAACGGAGTTTCAAGCTTCTTTAGAGCAGCTTATGTTTTTCGTAAATAGTCACCTATTTAACACGGGCAAGGGCAACTTTTTTAAGGAGCGTGTAACATTTACCTTTAATACAGATATGCCGATGGACGAGAGCGGCAAGATTTCTAACATCATGCAATCGGTCGGCATGGTATCAGTTGAAACGTTGCTTGCACGTCACCCGTATGTTGACGATGTGGCGATGGAATTACAACGGTTAGAAAGACAAAAGCAGGCGGAGGTGTCTGTCTATGATAACGCTTTGCCGGATAGAGGGCTAAACGATGAAGAAGATAGACGTAAAGCAGAAGAAGAGCGGAGAAGCGAACGCGCAAAGAGGATATTGGAGAGCGCGGTTCTTGCAGATTGAGCAGGCAATTCACGATAAAAGCCTTGAAAAGCTTGAAGAGATAGAAGGACTTTATAAAAAGGCTTTACAAGACCTTGAAGCGCGTATCAGTGAATGGTATCAACGCTTTGCCGTAAACAATGAAATCACGCCAGCTGAAGCTTATAAGTTGCTAAACAGTGCGGAGCTTGCCGAATTACGGTGGACGCTTGAAGAGTATATCGCTTACGGGCGTGCAAATGCTATAACAGGTGGCTGGGTTAAAGAGCTTGAAAATGCGTCCGCACGGGTGCATATACAAAGGCTTGAAGCCCTAAAAAAGCAAGTAAGAGGTGAGCTTGAAAGGTTAGGTAATGAGGTTGTAACGCAAACCGAAGAGCATATCGCGGATACTTATACAGAATCCCTATACCGTGCCGCATATGAGATACAAAAGGGGACAGGTATCGGGACGATCATGCTCCGGCTAAACGCTGACAAAGTTAATACCATCATACGCAAGCCGTGGGCGGTGGACGGGCTGAATTTTTCGGAGCGGTTATGGACTGATAAAAACAAGCTGATAAACAAGACACATAACCTTTTATCGCAGATGGTTATGACCGGGGGAAATCCCGATAAAGCAATAAAAGACCTTGCTCATGAAATGAAAGTAAGCAGATCGGTGGCAGGGCGCGTCATTATGACAGAGAGCGCGGTGTTTGGCAACAATGCCAAGATTGACGCCATGAAGCGAAACAATCGCAGGGAT